AAAAAAAAATCTAAAAAATGAATCGTGAGTAAAACACGTCTTATAATGAAAGGAGGATCTTACAAATGAAGAAGATCAATAAAGAATCAAAAGGAGTTTCAATTGCAAAGTTTGCAGTTGGCACAACAGCTAGATTAGGAGTGTCATACCTAGTTGGTTCTACAGCAGGAATCATAATGCACGTAGCAAATGCGGGTAAATTTATGAAATTCTGTGGAACAACAGGAGCACTAGGATTAGGTAATGGAGTTGCCAACTATGCAGCAAAGCAGTGGGACGATATGATTGATGTATATATTGATGCATACAATGATATTGTAGATTTAACTGAAGAGTAAGAGGGCTAAACAGACCCTCTTATGTTTTCATAAGAAAGGAGCTTAAATGGCACAAGTTAATATGGACACAGAAACAAAGACATTAATCGATACTACTGGACTACAAGGTAACAGTAATCGAGATAAACAAAAGAAGAAAGAAGCTGAGGAACGAAGACCCCAAAAGATTATCACAAGTGAAGTAACAACTAAGGAGAAGTCAGCAACTAAGAAGTTTGCAGATAAGTTCTTTGAAGATGATGTTAGTAATGTTAAAACATATATTCTATGGGATATTATTATTCCAGCAATTAAGAACGTTATTTCTGACATCGTTGGTAATTCAGTAGATATGATGTTATACGGTAGAACAAGAAACCGTTCAGCCAAGAATCCATCTACTGGAACAACAATGGTAGGTGGGTTATCCAGTTATACTGGGTATGGATCTTTTTCGTCTAGACAAACTGGTATTAGTCAACGAAATAGAAGTAATTATGACTTAGATGAATTTGTGTTCCAATCTAGAGCTGACGCTGAGATGGTGTTAGATACATTAAAAGAGATTGTAAGTAAATACAAGGCTGCATCTGTTGCCGATTTATGTGATCTAATTGGCCGTTCATCCCAATACACGGACGTTAAGTATGGTTGGACAGATTTACGAGGAGCAGATGTACAACGAGTACGTGAAGGATATGTACTAATTATGCCTCGTGTTACATTAATTGAATGATAAGGAGGTATTATGCGCACTAATATTTTATACTCTATTGACGGCGAAACTAAAACCCCTCCGTTTACAAAAGTTGGTGATATTCAATACAGCTGGCAAATTGAGAAAGTGTCCGATACCATTAAGAAGTACATCATGTCTGGTGTCGCCTCTTCAATGGGGTCTAAGAAGTTGAAAGACTATGGCAACTGGATTGTTCGAGCAATTTCATATGAACCAGAGCAGAAAACGGTGGTAATTGGAGTAAGCCTGGATATTGATGATAAACACAGATCCTATGATATTTTCAAAGCGCCGATTTGTCAGAAGCCTTTATGTATTTTACAAAAGTTACAACTAATGGTATACGGTGCATACAAGGTTAAGAAAGAGGATGAGTCATGAGTAGATTGATATATTCCTATGAAGTGAATGACCGAGTAAATGATTATGCGGAAATTATGACTGAAACCATAGAATCTAAAGTATATGACCGGTCACCAGAAGAGGATTATGTGTGTTATATATTTGCTAAATATGTAAAGAACATGACTCGAGATCGCTTTGGAAAGTCTATATCTTGGAATCTATTAAGCCACGGTAATGGATATTACGGAATCATATACCGATATTGGCGACCAACTGAATCTCCGGATAATGGATATGATGAAGTAACGGGTACAGACTATTTCACATATTATGAGGATACGATTTCAAACACATTGAAAGGTATTCTTTTAAACATCCGATATTTCATTGATAAAGATGTCAGTTGGGTAGAGATGAAGACAAAGGAGGAGAGCGATGAACGAAAAGACGCAACAGAAGGAAAGAAGCGAAGAAAGAAGAAAGTACAAGATACAGCTGAAATGTCTGAGAGCGAGTGATAATCCAGATGTTCCTGAGACTGTTTCAGAAATAGGTACAATTATAGAGGGGCTTCTATATGAAAAAATAAATCAGGGCCCTTTATCAAATAATATTATTTGGAGGATTGAGTATGATACGATTTGTGGTAATGACGATTACACACTTTATATTACAGCTAGTTGCGAAATAATTGAAGGACTTACTGTGCATTCTAGATACGCATTAACTACACCAATATATAGAGATGTTGCGGAAGACAACCGAAAAGGGTTCTTAGAAGAACTAACAAATCATTTAATTGAATCTCTATACGTACAAATTGGTAAAAACATTAAAAACTAAGGAGGAATAAATATGGCATTCGAAAAACTTATTACAAAGGCATCACAATTAGCATCCAGAACTAAACTATTAGCATCAAAGCATTCACCTGAAATCTTATTAGGTGTTGGTATTGTAACTGGTGTTGCTGCAGCTGTAATGGCATGCAGAGAGACATCAAACCTAGACGGTATTGTTAAGGAAGGATCCAAGAAGTTAGACGTTTGTAAGGAAGAACGTTTAAAGGTTATTAACGGTACATCAACTCTAAAACGCGAATATACAGAACGTATGTACAACCAGGATAAGATCTTAATCACATTCCAGACAGGTGTTAAGGTTGTTAAGAACTACGCACCAGCATTGGCATTAGGAGCATTATCCATCGCAAGTATCCTATATTCTCACAAGATCTTAGCAGGACGTAACTTAGCGTTAATTGCAGCATACAACGTTGTTCAGAAGAACTTCGACGACTATCGTAGTAATGTAGTAGCTAAGTATGGTGAAGATGTTGACAATGAATTACGTTATGGCGTTACTGAAAAGACTGTTAAGAACAAGAAGACTGGAGAAAAGGAAGTCCAGAAAGTTGTATCCGAGGAGGCAATCAGCAAGTTATCTGATTATTCTGACTATTCTCGTATCTTTGATGAGATGAATCCTAACTGGTCAGACAATCCTGAGATCAACAAATACTTCTTACGTCAAGCAGAAGCATGGTGCAACAACAAACTTAAGGCACAGGGACACTTATTCTTAAATGAGGTATATGATCAACTTGGATATGAACACACATCAGCTGGTTCAGTTGTTGGTTGGGTATTAGGAAATGGTGACGACTATGTTGACTTCGGATTATTCGATGTTACAGATAAGACTAAGGCAGCAAAATCAGCATTTGTAAATGGAGCTGAGAAGTCTGTTATTGTTGATTTCAATGTAGATGGTGTTATTTACGACAAGATCTGACTAACGGATATTAACGCACCTGGAGGTAGGGGTATAAGCGATATATTTGATTACCCAGACCTCTATGGTAGTGCATCATATGAAAGCATATTAATAGAAGGAGGATATTTAGATTATGACTAAAAAGATTTTTGTATCTCTTCCAATGCGAGGAAAAGAACAATACGAGATTGTCAAAGACATGGAACGTTTATTCAAACTAGCTTCTGCATTTTTAGGCGAAGAATGTGAACTAATTAACAGCTTAGAACCAGTAAAGCCTGAAGAACTACAAATTGATGATATTGTAGATATAGCTCCATTGTATTTAGGAGCATCTATCAAGTTATTGTCACAAGCCGATTTGGTGATATTTGACAAGGAATGGCCTATTGCAGATGGATGCTGTGTTGAGAAGCAAGTATGCGAACGTTACCACATTAAGCACATCATTGAACCAAACTTAATGGGTACATTCAAAGATTTAGAATCATCCGATTATTAATATTTGAAAGGAGAGTATATGAACATTAAACATATTTTAGCTATGGCTGGATGTACTGCAGTTGGTATTGCAGTAGGTTGGTATTCAGCTAAGACATACTACGATAAGATCCATAAGCAAGATATTGAGGATTTAAAACATGATTTAAAGGAGTTCTACGAGGTTAATGGAGAAAATGCCCATCTAGACCACACAGAACCCTCTGAGAGCGATTCTAAGGCCGAAATTAAGCGTATTCTGCCACACGATGAAGAGAAGGACCGTATTGCTCAAACCATCCTTAAAAAGCACTATGGCGACCTCCTAGACGGTAGTGGTTATTTACCAAGTGTACAAGAAGGAGAGACTGCCGAAGAGTATTTTGATAGGGTATCCGATGAATATTCCGAAACAACAGAAGATGATGATCCTGCAGATGAGATTGCTCCAAACGAAGAGGAAGAAGATGAGTCTGAGTACATTCATCTAATTGATGAGGAGAGTTATATTCAAGCTGGGGATAATGAATACGGTTATCCAAAGATCAATCTAACCTGGTTCCGAGGTTCTCAAACACTAGTTGATGATGAGACGGATGATATCTTAGATGAAGCACATTATCTTGGACACGACATCACAGAGAATTTATTAGAGGGTTGTTATTCTAATTTACCAGCATTATTTATTAAGAATAAACTAGTTGGCGCGTATTTTGAAGTCATGCTTGAAAATGGAGACTTCATACCAGCCAACACAGTAGAGGAAGGAGCTGACGCATAATGTTACCAGATTTTTTAGTTAAACCTATGAGTGCTGTTAGTACTTTTGTTAAGGCTAATAGTCCTGTTATTCTTACTGTTACATCAGTTGTTGGTGTTATTTCTACAGCCGTATTAGCTGCCAAGGCTACACCTACAGCACTAGATCTTATTGCCGATGAGAAGCGTGAACAGTTACGTAGTGAAGAGAAACTAACTGGAATGCAATCTACATGGGGATATGCTAAGAGAGTATTACCTGTGTATGCTCCAGCTATCGTAAGTGGATCATTAACTATTGCTAGTATCTTATTAGCGCATAATGTTAACGCTACTAAGCAAGCAGCATTGTTATCTGCATATACACTAAGCGAGAAAGCATTCGATGAGTATCGTAATGTTGTTCGTGAAAAAGTTGGTGAGAAGAAAGAAGAAATGATTCGTTCTGAAACACATGAAAAGGTTATTGCGGCTAACCCACCTGTTGAGAGTATGATTGTGGATACTAAGAGAGGTAGTAGTCTATGCTTTGATGAATTCAGTGGAAGATATTTCTATAGTGATCCTATGATTATTCGTAATGCTGTAACGATTATGAATGAGAAGCTACTTAATGGAACGGAAGTACAGGTTACTTTAAATGATTTCTATTTGGCATTAGATTTACCACGAGTTAGTCAAGGTGATGACTTTGGTTGGGATATTAAAGATGGTAAGTTGAACGTTCGATATGATACTGCTTTAGTACCTAACAATATTATTGGTGTAGGTGGAAGACCTTGTTTAACAGTTGGTTATAAAGTTTCTTATTTGGGGTATTATAGATAAAGGAGGTTGTTATGAATAAAGTTGAAGACATCAGAAATAAATTCAAAGTAGTTAGAGATTTATTAGTTAGTTTAGCAGCCGGAATAGTTGTTGTAATGGCCTTTTGTGGATTATCCGGTAAACCAAATACAACTCCTAAGTGGGAAGACCATAATGATAGTAGATTTATGATCAAACACACCGATATATCAGGTAAAGTTAGCTATTCTGATGCTATTGGGTACAATATTATTGTTGATAAAACCACTGGAGTTAACTATATTTGTTCTGATAATGGAGCTTGTTCACCATTATATTCAATGGTTGGCAATGTTGTGGTGGATTTTAAGGACGTTGACTGGCGTAGAAAAGACTAATTTTTCATAAAAATGTGAAAAATTTGTACCAAAGTTTGGTACATTTAGCCTAAGTTTGGTACAAATCGGTGCTAAATTAACATGACTTTT